TGCTAAGCCTGCTCAGGTAGCTTGGTGTGAGGTAGGTCCTCAGTGTGTGCCTACGGGCCACCAGCGACTCGCCCTTCTTGATGCTTAGTTTAATTTGCTTGGTAGGTTGCAGCACTTCCCTGGTACGGTCATAATGATTGGTTAATGCCCAACAGTCGTCAATTTGGTCCCAGGTATTAAGTATCTCAGTGGCTATTTCTTTTCGCTGCTCGGTAGTGAAGTCATCCGGCTTTTCTACACTCAGCACAAGGCGTTCGTGCAGGCGGTTCACTTGTTTGTAGAGCTGCTTACGCAAGCTCACCGTTTCACGGATTACCGCTGGGGCATCGGGTGAGTCCGACGGCTTGGTGGTGCTATGCACATAGTGCGTGGCCGACACCTGAGGGGGCTGCTGTTTGGCCAGAAACCTACTCAGTTCGTCGGCGAGTTGCTTGCGGCTCAGGGCGGTTTCGCCCATTCTGGCCCACACACTCAGCCACGTGGCGTTCTTCACGTATCGCTCAAACAGGGCCAAGCCCTGCTGATAATCTCGGCTACTTTTGAGCCACTTTTGGATTTCGATCATACTAAAAAAGGGTGGGCTTTCGGCCACCCTTTTTATATCGGTTACACACTATTTGCCTTTTGTCTTTGCTTCTACTACTTCAATCACCGTAAAGCCTTTGTCAATCACTTGCTGGGCTTTTTCTTTGGTGATAGTACGGAGGTCAATAAATCCGACACCTTTGAGGTTCAGGATTGGTGAGCCTACCCACTCGGGTACTACGAAGGAGTCTTTCAACTCGGGCGATACTTCAAACATGGCCTTCATGTTATGTCATGTAAACAAGCACGGTGCCGGCAGGCAAGTACAGTGGCTCGTGTGGAGACACTTCTACCGTAACCGTAATGGTGCTCGACTCTGATTCGTCCACGTCGTCGTAATTTACAATTCGTGCTGGTGCGCCAGGGCGACCATGCCACAACATCGCATCGTTTGGTTTTTCGGTCACAAAGTACATCGAAGCCCCCTTGAATTTCTTCAAGATACCTTTGTTGGTTTTGTTGTTGTCAACTTCAAAGGTGGTGGTGGTCATAGTGGCTGCCGACTGCTTGAAATCACTCTTGGCCTTGGTGTTGGTTTTCAATGAATCCAACTTTACCTCCCATTTTCCCCACAGTGCAGTAGAGCCAAAGGCCGTTGCTGGTGTGGTAGCTACGGCCGTCATAAAATCGTCGCCGGTAATGGTGTTCGTAAATGCCGGAGCGGTCGGTGTAGTAGTAGCGTCTTCTTCAAGGCAATAAGACACATAAGACTTATAGCCCGATATGTTTTCGGGGTTATTGCAACGCTTGGCGTTTTCAACTTTTGGTTTAATGCAAGCCATTTTCTTAAATTGTTAAAGGGTTAAACCGTTGGTTCCAAAACACCGCAGTCCAGATCGAGCAGGGCTTGTGCCAACTCGGGGTCGGCCTCAATTTGCTCAACTGTGTAGATCACGCCCCCGTGGGTGATGGTTGGGTATTTGGGCAAGTAGTTCTTGCCGTCAATCACAATCACCTTTGCGCCGCTTACCGTGGCGACTGTCTGCGCCGCAATGAGCGAGTCAATCACTTGGTCTTTTTCTGCAAGAGCTGCTTCTAAAGCAGCTATTTGCTCGTCTCTTTTCTCAGCCATTACGATAAGCTATTTACACGGATGCCTTCTACATCCACAATTTTAACGCCCAACACCATTTTCATTAAGTACCAGAAGAAGAAGCCATCCTTTTGGATGTCAATACTGCTGGCCATCGAAGCGGTGTCTGTACCAACACGCACGGCTCCGTCCACAATGTCCAAAATCCGGCTCGACGTACCCAACCAAGTGGCCCGTACAATCTCACATTTTTGCATCGTCCCGTCCAAATAGATGCGTGGTTGGTCTTGGCCTTGGCCTTTGAACAACGCCTCCCATCCATGCCGACGGCGGTAGTGCTCGCAATACTTGTCGAACACATCATAACTACAGAAAATAGTGCGCTTCATGTTGCGATAAACAACAGGGAAGTTGTTATCAACAGCCTTGAAGCCGTCAATCACGTTGCCGTCCGTAAAGCTCGCACCCCAGCCTGAGCCAGCGTTCCAAGCTGCTGTTGTTACAGGGGCAACCTCAGTAGCGGTAATGAGCGCAAGCAGGTCTTTCTCTAAGCCATCAATCATTTTGATTGCTTGGTTAGAGCCTACGTTTGCTTTGTCGCCTTTGAAAAAAGTGGAGTCGTTAAGCTCCGCAAACGCTTTTTTCAAAAAGTCATCCAAAAAGAAACGCTCCAAAGGCACACGGCCTTCGGTAATTTTCTCCATACTACCTGCCCATTCACGGCGCAAGATTTCTGGATCAATCGAAATAACCGCCTGACCTACGTCCACACGAAGCTCTTTGTCCGACAATACAAACTCGCCGCCCGTGTTGGTTTTGTTGCCTGTGTAAGGCCCCAACACTGCACCGGTTTTGAGTTTCGGATACTTTTGAGCGTTCGTTACGGACTTGTCAACCGGGAACTGTCGGGCAAATTCGGCCTCGTTGAGCAAGCTGCGAATTAACCCCGGAGCATACTGTCCGGCATAGTCAGACAGGCCGCTAACACTAATACTTTGTGCCATGATAAAATTGATTTAGGGGGTTTGACTAATCTGTGTATTCAGTCCACTTTTGAGTCACGATAGGCGGCTCGGCGGACTTGGCTACGGGTTTCGTAACACTGGCACCAGGGGCTTTTCGTTGCTTCAATTCGGCCTGTAATTGCTGTACCTGCGCCTGTAACTGGGTTATAGTCGCCTGCGAGTCTTCTTGCTCGGTGGTTTCTTCCGACGTTGCCTCTGTCTCCTCTGTTTGGGCTTCTTCGGTGGCTTCTTCGGTGGTTGCTTCGGTTACTTCATCCGAATCGTCCACCACTTCAGCACCAAAAAAACCTGCCAGATGCGCCATGAAAGCACTCATCTTTACGGTTTTTGTTGACATTGTTTGGGGGGTTTGAATTGTTGAATTACTAAGTTCGAGGGCCTTGGCCACGGCATCTTCAAAAGTGCCGATGGCATCTATCAGCCCGTTGGTAAGGGCATCTTGCGCTGTGAACTCAGCCCCTTGCAGGGCTCGTTCGGTCACGTTGGGGCGTTGTTGCTTCACAAATGCCATGAAGGTGCTATCCATCTGGAATAGTAAGCCGTCAGTATATGGCTTATCATTACCCTTTTGGGCTTCACGGTAGGCTTCGTTTTTGAGGGGAGAAGTCTTAGAATAGATGTCTCGGAAGCTAATACCAAGATTTTCGTAGTATTTGCTCAGGTCGGCAAAGGAGGTCATTACACCCAAGCTGCCTACAATGTTGTTGGGCGACGAGCTAATCAGATAGTCACTAGCCGAGCCTATGTACAGGCCACCTGAGCACATCATGCCTTCGCAAAACGTAACGATTGGCTTGGTGAGCCCCTGCTTGAGTTGCGCCAGCTCGTGCGTGCCAAACACACTGCCGCCGGGGCTGTTCATTACTTCAACAATAGCAGCTACTTCGGGATCGGCTTCGGCTTTTTTGTACCACGAGCCTATGGTTTTGGTGCCAGGCTCCCAGCAGTAATCATACTGCATGATGGCTCCCATCACGGGCATTACTACCAGGTTGTTGATCTTCACGGGGAAGTAATCGTAGTAGTCGCTCTCGATGTACTTGGTGGCTTCGGCCTGGGCAAAAATCGAAAGGAATCTTTCGTTACGATCAGCAGCACTTTGTTCTGCTGGCGGCTCAGGACTATCGCCTTGCATGAGGGCCACCACAGCCGGCAAATAGGCTTCAACACTCCCTTTGTGGATGTGCCAGTGACCCGAAAAAACGGCGTGCAGCAGGTGATGATTACGCTTCATGCTAACAAACTTCACGCAATGCACACGGCCTAGAAAGGACATAAAAAAAGCCCACCTTTCTGGTGAGCTTTTTCGGTTGTATTTTTCTTAACGTGTATAGATCTATCGCTTCTCCGCTTTCAACCGATCTATTTCAGTATTCAGCCGTTGAAGTTCTTTCAGTACCAGGTTTGTAGTGATGGTCAGCTGCCGCAAATCGTAGTATTCTTCGCCAACAAAGTAAGAAAGACTTCGCTCAGGCACTTTAATGTGATAGCCCAATCGAGAAGAATCTTTTTTCACCAAAATATTACCATCATATACTGCCAAGACATTGCCCATCGTAATATTACCCAAACTTGTTATGGCTGGCTGATCATTCTTATAAAAAGCATAATCAGTTAAAGCCAATTGGCTTGGGTAAGTTAATACGGCATTACTGATAGTAGTACCATTGTTTGGAAGATTTACTGGCTCAATCTTCTGAGCAAACAGACTGCAACTTAGGAGCATTAGCATCCCGAATAGTAGTTTTTTCATCGTGTTGTTAGTTAAATTGTACGTTTGTTGGGGGATTAAACGCTTCAAAACTATAATAGTGACGTTGTTGGTGAAAGGACTGTTAGTTATACAAACACTAAACCTAAATCAATTCAGAAGTCACCACCAAAGAACCAAACACAGGCGATACAGCTGCATCTTTATCATGCGAACTTACTACACCATTTAGTCCAATTTTACCAATGCCACTTCCTGCGTTTTTAAACAAATAGTAAGGAGTTACGCCAGATGGTGCAACTAACTTAAAGGTAGTAGCTATGAAGATCAACTTTGAACTGGTACCATTAGGACACACAAAGAAGGTATCAAAATTACCAACGCCATAAGCCAAATCACTATCACCATTGCTTCTTATTCTACAACCATTAAAAGTACAAGTGGTCACTTTGGATGTATGTAAAGCATAATTTGTACCACCAGCAATCAACTTATCTGATGCACAAGTGATGAAACTGCTTGTAAAATCACCACTAGCAGTAAGGGTGTGTGACAACAAATAAGCCACCGTCAACCGAGACCTTTCTACTGTGTATATAGTGATTTGGGTATTATTTACAGAGATTGGGCTTATCGAAAGAAAGCTACTTATTGTTGAATCTATAATGGTAATCGCAATAGATCCATTTGTGCCATTTGTTAGAACAATCGGAAGTGTGTAATCTCCGTTTTGCGATTCTGATACACTTTTGCACTCTAAAAACGAAGCATTCATAGATACTACATTGCTTGCCAATACCAATGTTGTCATGTACACATTTCGTATCTTATTGAAGGTTGCGGTGCTGCTGATAGAATTAAATGTAACAACAGCATCCGTTAAATTAGCAGATAAGCAATTGAATATTGAAAGCAAACCTAAGTTCACATTACCTTCAATGGTTATTGTGTTAGCGTTGGTTATAGTAAGCGAACCACCAGTAAATGAACTCATACTAAAACTAAAATCGCAATCCAAAACGGTCATTATTGCCGAACCTAAATTGATAGAACTATCAATACTAATGCTCTTAACCCTTGTCATAGAAACATTAGTAGTAGAAGTAATACCATTGATGGTTACAGAAATACAATCAGTGCAACTTAAAGAGCCCGAACCCTTCAAAATAGCGTCTGTTTCAACAGCCCCACACTGATTAAAGGCAACACTGCCGCTGGTGGTATTGATGCTGCTATAAATAGAAACTGAGGTGCAATATTCAGAGGTAATAGGCCCAGTAGTGGTTGTAATGCCACCATCTAATGTCAAGTCTTTAACTTTACTGAATTTTACAAAGCCAGTAGTTGTGTTTATTCTGCCACCAAAATAAACAACATCGCAATTGTATAAAGTTATTGGTTGGCTGTTTGTTGTAATACCTCCATCTATCGTTAAATTCTTGAAATTAAAGAACTCAGTCGCAAAGGTTTGAGTGAAATTTCCACTAACATAAACTGGATAATCAAAATCTCCAACAAACTTACAATAAGCTGCGCCAGCAAAAACTAGACCTGAATCAATGCTAATGGCGCAATTAGTGTTTCTAAATTCAAGAACCTTTCCAGTTGTAGCCGCAAAAGAAAGTGCAGATGTGGTGATTGAAGTTTTGATATTTTCAAAAAACAGAGCACCAGCAGCACCAGTCATACTTACAGCATCGGCAAACTGAACAACATTACACCCAACAAAAGACATCTGTCTGTTGGTAGATATTGTGCCATTAACATATACCCCCGTGCCAGCATAAAATCCATCCTGAATACCGATATTTTTGAAGTTGATAGTACCAGTAGAGCTATGCGTAATAGTGCCATTTATGGTGACATTGAGTGCATTCAAAATAAACAAAGCACCGGCACCGGTAATGTTCAAATCGCCATAGATATTCAGACTACCCATGTTTAGCAAGTCGAGTATTACCACGCCTGTAATCGTATAACTGTCAGATATAGACGCATTTGCCTTGATTATACCAGTGCCACCAGTCTTGATGGCATCCAACAATGTGTCGGCATCCGTGTAAACAGCTGTTGGATTTGCTTTGTTGATATAGTTGCCAGTTTCATTAGCCCTAATCGGCGCATAAGGCTGCACTTCTTCAAGCATTTGCGGCGACAGCTGCGTTACTTCGAGAATTATATCAAGATTTTGCATTATTTGGTTACGATTGAGGGTTCAATAATAAGTTGTCCGGCCTGAAATATCTGCACATCGTTTACATCGCTGGCATGGTATAGCATCAGCTGCCATAGGTATTGCCCAGCCTTAGTGTTGTTGGTTTGGGTAGCCAAAAAGCTAAAATGCAGATCTTGCCCGCTTTTTGTGATGGTATTGGCGGCTGTATCGAAGGTAAATACAGCAGGGGAGCGCACGCTCGAGCGCACCTGTAGGCGGGCCTGATAGGTGCTTAGGTTAATTACGCTCGGTACGGTTACTTTTATGGCAAGGGTTTCGCCTGCGTCTAATCTGATGGTAGTTTGCATGATTTGTTGGGCGATAAATTGTACTGTTAATAAGTAGAATACGTGAGGTAACTCCCTTTCTTTACCGTAACAGACTCGCCGTGCGAAGTAGCCTGACAAAACTGAAACTTGAATGAACCAGCGTTCACGTTCTGCACATTACATTCAATTATTAGGTAGGCTATATCCGTTGTATCGTCGCCCGACATAGGTACAGTCGGATACGTAGCTGTCTGAAAATTACCTTGAATTGCTGCCCCTGACGCTCCTGACCGATACTGATATTCTGTTATAACAGCCGTTGGAGAAGCTCCGCCAGTGATTGCCCACTTAAACCCGGGCGATGCCGTTGCGTTGTAAAATATCTTCATCTGGATGTTATAGTTGGTGTTAGCCGCCATAGCAAATGTCAAGTGGTTATCGTCCTGCAAAGTGGCGCTGCTTGTCACCGATTCATCTGCTTGCTTGGCTATTTTTACATTTCCTACGCCAGTCCACGTGCTACCGTCATACCAGTTGGGTTGGTTAGTCGTCGTGTTGAAGATATGTAATCCAGCCGTAGGCGACGCAATGGCATCCCGTTGCGTGGTGGTCATCTTGGGGCCTGGGATGGTGCCTTTTGTGGTGCTTATAACCTCTAATCCACCCGTTGTAACTTGGCCAGCTACGCCTATGCCACCTCCAAAGGTCGCTGAACCTGTGGTTGTGCTTGTGCTGGCGGTTGTTGCTCCGATGTTTAGTGCTCCTACGTTATTAACATAACTCAATGCCGTACCGCTGCTATTCTGCCACTCCGTTAGGTTTCCGGTGTGAGAAGTATAGCCCTTTACTACTAACATCTTATCTGCTGCTCTTGCGGTCGAAAGAAGCATAGATACGCCAGATTCATCGAATTTTATGTTTCTATCCTGATAAGAACTACCGCCATAAATTGGGCTATAAACACTAATATTTGAATATATTGCACCTGTTCTAAACGACGTTGAAGTGGCGTTAATATAATCTTCTGTCGCTAAATACCTGAAAATATTAGCCCCAAATCTATTTTTAAATAATACATCTCCATTAGCAAAAACTTGGAACAAATCAACTGCCCCAAATCCTGCATCTGCATTTATTTTAAAAAGACTTTTTGATGTTGACTGTGTACCTATTGTGACCAGACTAATAGCATCGCCAAAATTGCCTGCCGTTTGCCAAGTGGCATTAGTGCCGTCGGTTTGTAGCACCTTGCCGCTATTGCCAGTTTGGGTAGGCAATAGAGCCGTAAGCGCAGCGGCTTGCGTAGCTGCTCCCGTGCCCCCCTGAGGTATGCTCAATATGCTGCTAATCTTGCTGGCCGCAAGGGATGTTATCCAGCTTGGGTTGGCATAACTGCCGCTGGTGCTTACGCCGTCGGTAATGTTATAGCCCGAGAGCGTAGTGGGTGTGCCGCTTATTTTGCTCCAAGTCAGCGATGTTATCCATGTAGGGTTGGCATAACTGCCTGATAGCTGGGCATATAGCGCATTGCCCGTAGTGGCTACATCCGTAGCAAAAGTGCTCAGGGAGGCATCGCCCCGCATGTACTGTGCCGTAGTGCCTGCTCCCGTTACCCCAAAAGTACCCGAGGTAGTAATAGGCGACCCCGTCACATTAAACGCCGCTGGCATACTTAGCCCCACACTCGTAATACTACCCCCACCAACCAATGTAGCACCGAGAGGTATCGGCTGGTTGTAAATAAAGGTTTCGCCCACAATCGGCCCATTATATATGATCGTGCCGTAATTCTTAATGCCATACCGGGAGGCATTGTTATAAAAAGAATTAGTCGTGTTGGTGTTGAAGTAATTAGTGCCAAAGCAGTATATATCCTGAAAATTAGTCTCAAATCCCTGGGTATTATCAGATGTAACGCTTATTAACGAAGTAAAATAAATCCCTTGAGTAATATTACCTCCCAAAAATTCACAGTCTGTCAAGATGGCTTTGTTGTAATGCCGCATGAGGCTGGCATTAGATGTGTATGGGTCACCTGCCATAGAGATAGCGGTCTTAGCTAGCGTCTTTGCTTTGATGTTTTTCATGCGTAACTCCCCCATGCGCTCAACCAGTGCAATACCCCGTGAAACATCAAACTCTACATTTTCAAACTCTAGTACTGATCGTAGCGTATCACCCGCTTGTGCCAGTTCTTGCCCTGAGTACAAAACACTTCCTACAAATCCGCTTGCCTCTGATATTACCTTAGCATCTGTTATCGTTGCACCTGTTACTTTTATATAAGCCCCATTGTTGGATAAAAACTTTCTGTTGTTTAGTCCAGCGCTTGCGTTGTAAGTGCCAAGATCAACTTTACGTGCATTAATGGTTAGCTTGCTTCCGTCGTTGCCAGCCAGGGCTACGCAACCGTCCAGCACCTTTATTTCGTCAACGTCCACATACATTTTACTGTTTTCGCCAAAGCAGGCAAACAGCCATCTGGCGGCACTTCCAGTTCTGGTACTTTCAATCCGCTTGAAATTATAGATCTTACTAATGCCCGATTGCACCCAAAACAAATCTACTGTGCCGCTGCCGCCAATGGTGATGCTCTTGCCGTTTCCGTCTATACTTACGCCGCTTGTGAGGGCAAGGCCAGCGGTTAGCGTTAGGTCTTTGAGTAATACTATAGTACCCCCCGCTACGGCGGCGGAGTTGGCAAGCTGTATGGTTTTGTAAGCCCGTATCGTGCCGTTTTGCACCAGCAGCACATCCCCATCGAGGCGTATGTTGCTGTCTCGTACCTTATAATTACTGCCATCGAAGTATATTTCTACCCATCCGCCAACGGTGTTTATGTCGTAATAGTCTTCGCCGTCTATCTTAACCGTGCTGGGGCTATGGCTTTGCACCCTTATGTAGTTGCCGGTGCTGCGGTTACCGGTATAGTCGTAGATCAAGATACTCTTACCCTGCACGGCCTCAGTGCTTTGGCCCAGCGTAATGGTTAGGGTGCTGCCGCCACCTACGGCCACGTCGGCTTCGCCCTTGGTGGTGTAGCTGCTTGTTACGGGTGGGGCATAGTTACCTGTTAGGTAGCTCTTGGGTATGCGCTTTGGATTTTGGGCATCGGGCCGAAAGTACCACGCCTTGCTGGTCCAGTTCGGTACGGTTTCAATGGTTTGGGCTTGGCCAAGCAAGCTACTCAGCGCAAATAGCGCAATCAATAAGCGTTTCATGAATCTGTTTTTAGGAGTGCAACAAAAATGTCACCAGCCTTAGGGTAGTCAAAGCCAGTGTAGGTAAACGAGCTAATCACCGTTTGGGCGTTTTGATAGCCACTTGGCAAGGCGGTTTCAAGCTCTAAGTCTATCAACATCGCCTTGAAGTGCAGGGTAAGCAACTTGCCCGGCTCAGGCAATTCAAAGAAGGTCTGCCCGTCGTAGGCAACCCGTATGCGTTCGGTCCAAACCATTTCTGAGCCGCCAACTGACGGAGTTATGTTTACAATACCCTCGCCACCAATCAGCGGCGGGTCGTTTTGCTTGCCGCTTATGTTTATCTCAAAACCCTGCGCTTCGCCAAAGTTTGTTTTGCCATCGTACCCAAACCTCCTATAAACTGGCTGATACTTAGAGCCAACCATGTGCAGCGTTCCGAGCAAATCGGTAGTTTCCAACACCAAGCCCCGGTTGCGGTGGCGGCGTAGCCAATACCACACCTCTTTGTCGTCTTTCAGGCGAGTGAATTTTACGGTTGGCACATAGTACAGCCCGTGTTCGTTTTCTTGTTCTACGATTGCAAGGTTGGCGGTTTCGGACTCGAAGCCCAGCAGTTGCCAAGCGGCCCCGTTTTTGAGGGTGATGCTATCGTAAGTAACGCCGTCGAGATTGCGCTCTACGGCCAGTATATCATCTGCAAAGCAGGCCCGTATCATAATCAGCCCGCCCATGAAGATCACATTTTGGCAGCGGTTAGGCAGGGCTTGTGCGTGTAGCAAGGTTGGCATTGGCGAGGCGGTAACGGTAATTACGTTTTTTCAAAGTTTCAAACTTAATATCGTCTTCCGAAAGCCCGTAGTTTTCCATCACGTAAGCAATTGCCAGCCTAAACTCCATGCCCTTGGCGTGTAGTTCGTTAATCTCGGTGCTCAGGTGTGCCATCATTTTTTCATAGAGGTATTTATTGACGGCCACCACGGCGTAGTCGGGCATGGCTTTGTTGCCGTCACGTAGCATAGTGCCGGCACTCAGCTGCAAGTCAACGCTATGCTCCATGTTTTGCACGGCCAGCCCGTCCAGAAACTTATACTTGCGGCGTTTGGATGCCTTTACTCGCCGCCAGCGGCGCAGGTTAATTTTGGCCACAGCAAAAATGCCAAGCCCCAGCTCGTCTTTTATGGAGTAGGTGAATGGCTGCGGGTGCACTACTCGCAGGTAATAAGCCAACGATTTTACGATTGGTAACTGCAAAAAATGGTGTGTTTTGGCGTTCATTTTTGGGTTAATTTTCAGGGGACATGGTGGGGACATTTTTTGTCAAAAAAAAATGCAAAACGCAACAAAAAAGCGTATGTTTGCCTTCGTCCGAAAGGCAAACACACGCTCGCTTGTAAAAACACTGCTCCCTGCGCCAACAGGGAGTTTTTCTTTAGAATGGAATTGGCTTAGGTGGTGGCGGCTCAGGCAATATGCCCAGGCACCACAGCACCGTGCATACTGCAAGGATAATCAAAAATAGCTTAATGTAAAATCGGGCACGTGATTGGTTTCTCATTAGAAGGGTTTACTTTGCAAAATGAAGACTACACAAACACTTTCGGTTTCGCAACAGATTAGAATACTCCACAAAAAACTAAAGGAGGCTGTTGTATTTAGTGAAAACTACGAACACATTAAGAAGGAGTTGGCTGTATTGGAGAAAGCTACCAAGTAATCTCTTCTGCATCAACGAATATGCCATCATTAAATTCGTAAAGAAAACGACCAACCTTGAGCGTTATCTCATTTCCGATAACTGCCGTAGTTTGGTGTCTTCCATGGTTAAGAGCCTTAAACTCCCTCAAGGATATTTCCTTGCCATAATGGGCAACCAGTAAATTCACAAAATTGATATTGCCACAGTCGGTTTTATGTAAATGAACGAATGGGTTTTCGGAAGGTCTGCCAGGGAAATTAGCCCAAGCATCTGCTTGTGCATTGATTTCTTGTGTTATTTTTAAAGTATCATCTCCCCAATAAATCTTTGCTTCTTTTTCATAACCTTCAAAAACTTTTTTATTATTTATTTTCCAGTCCTTCGCCCATTCGTTTAGTCCATCGGCTGTTTGAAAGTCACATAAAATCCCCTCATTGAAGTACAAATAATACCCCAACTTTTTAGAAAAAACATCCACATCCTTATCAGGTAGTTCAAGAACCCTTTGTAAATAATCAATCGTAAACGATTCATTATTGATGGCTTCCTCTAAAATATCTTTAATTGTAAAACTATCATATAAATCATTCCATCCTTTTACATCAATTAGCCGATTGACCTTTGATTCGCTCAAAGAAAGAACATTTTTAGAGGTTATTACCAAAATGATATTCTTTGTAAAAACCTCAAGTAAAATGGACTGTATTTCGTCTGTCTGGTTATAGCTAACCAAAAAGTGGTGTACCATGTCTGGATGATACCCCATCTTTTCTGCCATTTGATTGATAGATAGATTTTCAAATTCACTTGACTCAACAAAGCCAGATTCGCTTGGTACAAAAAAACCTGTTGACAGCCTGTTTTCTTTGTTTTTCTTGAAGAATGAAAACATTATTTTGGGGATTAAGTTTACCTCTTTAAATCTTCCTTTAAGTCATCCTTGTCAACTTCCGCATAAAATTTAAGCTGTTGGGTGCTTGTCCAGCCCATCATTTTTGCGATGTTAAGCGGCTTCGATTGCTCCCGTAGCAATTTCTTGGCAAATGTCTTTCTTCCGGTGTGGGTTGTCAGGTATTTTTCAATGCCACATCGAGCGGCTGCTTCTCGCAGATTTGGGTTAAAGTACCCTTCACTGTACCGAGGCAAGGCTTCTATGCTTCCATATTTATCAATCAGCTCTCGTAATTCTACTGTTACAGGAATAATGGCCCGCACTTCTGTTTTGTCTCGATAGACCTCTATCCACTCAAAATTGTCTTCATCAATATTTAGCTGCTTGCTACTTAGGTTTGTGTAGTCAGATAGCCCAAGTCCCGAAAAACACATGAATAAGTACGCATCCGCAATCCGCCTAAAACGCACTGGCAACGGTGTTACTTGCAATAGCTTAATTTCATGCGGCTTTAAGTTTACTGGCGGGGCAGGCTTTTCGTGCGTTTGGCCATAGTCGCCCAACGGATGCTCGTTGGCATATCCGTTTTTCTTAGCATACTTCAGCAACATCTTCAAAAAAGTAATATGCCTATTAGCATAAGACCTTTTGTACCCTTGCTTAATAATCAGCCATTCTAAAAAACTGTCAGCTAATTTGTGCGAAAACTCAGCACACAATAGCTTCGTAAGCCTATGATTATCAAGATATTTACAAAGATTTTTCTGGTATTTTTCGTCAGTGTCTTGTGTTTCTTGCTCAATCAGTTTGGTAATTACATCTCGTTTTCGTTGTTCAAGAAATAATTGCAAGACTTCTAAAATAGTGGGGGATTGTTCGACTGGTGAGAGGTAGGCCCGTAAGACAGAATCGGCAGTAAGGATTCCTTTTGATTTTTCGAGTTGTCGTTTGATGTCGAAAATCTTATCTCGAATCACGTACAACTCTTGGTTGAAGATGGCATCTTCACCTCTAAACTCCTGCTTTTTGGGGATCCAGTTGCGCTTAGTCGTCTGCAGGTCGTTCGAAAATTCCTTAGATCTAATGCCTTTTACGGTAACATAACCGTCGAAGATAATACCAGCATCTCGTTTGGTTTGGCTCTTGCGAAACCAGAATCTAACCAACATTTTGGTTCGGGGGAAAAAGTTTTTTGCATGATTGAAAGAAGTTTCTCGCAATCACATCACACATTTTGCCAAACCATGCCAAACAGTAAGTAATTTATCTAACGGTAAGTAAAACAGACGACACCGTGTCGAATCCTATTTAGCGTGGCTAAATCCCTCATTATCAGAGGGCGAAACTCGCTTGTTTCGAGGCATTTTTTGTTTTAAGCGGTCCGTACGGAACCCCCATCATTCAAAAAATGCCCTCATTGTAGCACCGTAGGCTACTATGGTAAGTGAACAGTAAGGAAATTAGGCAGGAATCCTCGAAAAAAAAGGCATCAAAGCCACTGCCAATCTCTTACTCGGACTGTGTTCACCTACCTCAGATTTTCCCAGCAAAACCCGTATCGTTTCGTTCTGCATGTCCAATTGTTGGCTTTGCTCTTTTATGCGTGCCTCTAACTCAGCTACATACTTTGTTAGATAGTCGTCGGGCAGTTTTTCAAATGAAGTTACATTAGGCTCAATTGATTGCCTACTTGTAATATCATCTATGGTTACACCCAGTACAGCAGCCCATTGCTTTAAATCTTCCGTCGATAGCTTATTCCGTCCAAACACTTGATAGACGGTATTCCTTGCTATGCCTAAATCCTTCGCAACCTGTGTAACGTCTAAATCTTTTTGCTTAATTATATTCCTGATAATCAAGCCAATAGGAATTTTTTCCATAAATATTTATTAATTTATTTGTTTTGTAATTACATATTTAGTTACATTTGTTCAGCCATTAGATAAAACGAGGCTAAAACGAGGCTAAAACTAATAAAAAAGTAAACACGAATTTCAGATGTTTTGATGAAAAATCTGAAAACTGTGATAAGTGGTAATAAAAGATATACGAAATGGCAATCAACGACTTAATAAACCTATGGACTGACGGCGTGATTCCCTTCCGTGGGCGCAAAGAACTAATCAAGCGTTTCCTTGAAACCTTTGATTTCAGTACGGCAGATTCTTTTCACCAAATCATCAGAGAAGAGAAGGTAGCCACGCCATTGCAATTTGAGTGGCTCGCCGTAGAAATACCAAAATACCACAAATATTATAAGTCTATTGAAGCTGTCATTGAGGTGTAGTAAACACTAAACATTAAAACCGAGATGAACAGTAACCAACAACAAATCATGGAATCGCTCACGGCCTTCGACATCGACAAACGCCGAGAGGAGTTTGCTCAGCTGATGGCATCGGCAGACCTGCATTGGCGGCAAAAGTTAATTGCTACGTACCCCAAGCTGTTTGACAGTGCGGCAGGCGTAGGCATCCTTGACCGTGTGCGCAAAGGCGTAGCCAACATCAAAGACACCGTGATGGTAATTGAGTGCCTCAAAGCCGTCAGCTTCGACGATGCCGCCCTCATAAAACGCCAAAAGCTCGTAATACCCGAGCCTGTAGAAGCAGACTAAGACATATAAAAGCCCTTAACAGCGAGTTCCACAGCTGCAATGGGCAAGGCAGGCAAGCGTAATCGGTAATTGCTCCTGCCAACATATTAGAGAAGTGGAAAGTGAATAGAGTTACTAAGAGCCGCTGCCATCGGCGGCTCTTCTTCCCAACCGTTAAACCATTAAACCATATACAACCATGACAGACGGAACTATTGCCTATTGTGCGTTCTTGCTTGCACTCGCAGCGGCCACGCAGTATTATGAGTTGGTGCATAAGTTTGACCAAACCTTTGGCCAAACAAAAACCGACACAAAGCCCCTTGCGCCCATCGAGCGAGCCAAAACCAGTATTGTATTGATATTGATTGTTGGCACGATGTGTTCGTGCGATGGCATCTTGCCACTTGGCATAGGCTCACAGAGCTACGCAGACCTTCGCACTATTAAAAAAGGAAAAGACGGCGATGGCAACAACGAGAAAGTTGCCTGGTTGGGCGACGACCTTCACATGAAGGTAAAGTTTATGTCCAATTGCTGGTATCCCATATCAAGCAAAGGTTACGGCAAAGACCTGTCCATCCTCAAAGTTGGAGGCGTAGGTGAATGGAGGGTTCCGTTTGATTTTCACCGTACCAATTCGGCCAGAGCTGGCTGGATTCCCAGCACTAAGCCCGACAGTATAGAGGTTGGTACTTTTGTGCACTTCTTACAAAACACCAGTCACCAATATGCCATGACTGTGAGAACCAACGACGATTGGGAGGTACACATTCACAACAGCATACCCGAAAGAAAGTACCGCTTTACCTTCACATACAAAGACAAAGTAGTAACGCTATACGAGCCAATGGGCGACCTTGGCGCCGGTTACTTACTTGGTTTTCACGGCGGCGGCGACACTTACCAGGCCCCACAAGACATGACGGTGTTGCTCCGTTACACGGAGCAATGAAAAGATCACACTACGCCTTGATGGCCTTTGTAGGCTTTGGATTTTTTGCTATGATTTTGGCAACACTCAGCATGTTTGGTATTGTGAAAATAGAGCTACCAAGCTACTACCGGTGGATACAGATCACCTCAAAAATAGCCATGATTTTGGGGATATTTAGCCTGATTGGGCTCTATGTAATGACCCGAGACGACGACTTTGACAAGTTTGATCACTGATATACTTGCGCTACTGATGGGTTAGTGGCCGCAAGCTGTAACCAGGGCAGGAGGTTGGATGCCTGCCCTTATTTAACCAAAACAATCATGGAAGACACTATAAATTATGCACTGGTAACCCCTATACCATCACCAGATCAACTCAAGCAACGCCGATTGGAGCTGGTAGAAAAAGCCAACCGTTTACTGGAGAAATACAGAGATCCAGACCCAGTGGCCGAAGCACTAATAGATACTTTGCAGAAGATAGTAACAATACAGGAAATAGAGCGGGGTAGAGCAGATGGTTAGCTCGTGTGACTCATGATCACAAGGCCGCTGGTTCGAGTCCAGCCCCCGCAACGGAGCTCTTTTAGGGTGTCAGATAAGCCAAGAGACCCCTGACGTATTGAGTGGCGGCGATAAACCATGTCTGCGATTTGGTGACTACGGGAAAGACCGTGGGGCTGTGGCCTTAAAGCGGAGTAGTGGTTGGATTCCACACACAGCACTTTTTTCATGGTTGAAAATTTAGCGGAAGCCTTACTTGCCAGCGGCCTTGCGGCTGGCAAGTTTCAAAAACCAAACACGCAACATGACAACGCTCGAAACCTTAGCCACCAAAACCCGCCAGTACCAAGTGGCCTACGAAAAAGAACGCCTGGCAAACGATTATAGCAACCAGGGCATGATGCGGGCCCTCGAAGCCCAGCTCGACGAGCACCTTGCCACGGCAGACCACGCCGACAAGCTGGTGCAGCACTTAGCCGAGATGCGCCGCTGGCAAATACAGTTTGCCAAGCGTAAGTACAGCCAGCACAAGGCCAAAGCCCTTGTAGCAGCTGCTAAGGCCGACAAGATATTAGCCCACAGGGCCAAAAGTGAGTTGATGCAGAATGTAGGAATATAATCTAAACCCCTGAAAACCAATGAAGTTAGACCTATTTACGACAGAAACATTTCCAGTATTAGACCCCCGCAAAGAAGCTATGCTTACTATTAATAAGAATGGGTCTTTTATACTTAATGCAACCGCCGCTACGCTGATTTTTGCTGGCAAAAAGCAAAAACAACATATTTCCATAGCGCAAGACATGGATTCGCCAACTGCTTGGTACTTAGTACACGAAGAAACCAACGAGGGATATAAGTTATCTAAAAATAGGACATTCAGGCATCATTATTTGGTTAAGCAAATACAAAAGTCACTGGGTTTAAACGAGGCGTTCACCTACACCATTAACGTTGGTGCAGGGCAAAAGTTTGCAGAAGGGGCAATGATATACCCCCTTATAGTTAATACAATAAAAGCAAGTAACCGTAAGTAGCGTGCCTGATGGCAGGCAACAGGGGATCGTACCCCCTGGCACGCTCCACCGAAGTAGGCAGTAAGCCACCTCACCCCCCAGCCCCTTCTCCAATTGGAGAGGGGGAGTTTGGGAGGGCAAGCCAACAACCCCCGATGATGATGAGTAGTACCGATTGCGCAATCTATCCAGAAGTGACCCCGGCGACGGCTGGGGTCACTGAGGTGAAGCTATGGGGCGAGATTCAGCGGCATAGCAGGGTATTCCCCAAAAAGGCTGCCGACGGGCAGGTGTATGTGAGCTTTAAGTTTACCAGCCGCAATGCCAAGCGAGCAGGCAAGCGCAAAGCCCTTGTTAATTTTCATGCCGAGTGCTTTGCAACAGGTGATGCTTGGGCAGTATTCAAGGCCAAAGAGCTATACATGGGCCGGGTGGTGTACATCGAAGGCCACTTTGACGAAGCCCTGGGCGGGCCTGATTGTTTTAGAGTGCGAGTGCTTGATTACGAGAACCTTAACCGCTTTTTGTACCCCAATGCCCCTGCCGATTTTCATCCATCGCAGGGTTTTGTAACCGAAGAAAAAGAGTTCTGAATTGAGGATTTGAAGATTTGAGGATTTGAGGATGTGAGGATTTGAAGATTTGATAATTGAAACAGCAATCTAATGAACCTACCGCAAAAACTAATCGTAGTAGCTGACCACGACAGCGAGATAGCCCTCGAAGTCGGCAATATGTTCATTAAGTCGGGCAACCGCTACACCCTGTGGCACGCCGAATACGGGCATCTGGACGACCTTCACTACCCGCAAGAATTTGTAATGGACTGGCTGCGTGACGGCTACCTTGCCGAGCTGGCCGTACAGCTACGCACCGAGCTGCTTGCTCAGGCAGCCGTAGTGCGCCGCAACCAACGGGAGTACTTCAAGCACAAGAAACAAGAGATGCTCAAGGTGTGCAAGCGAGAAGAACAAAAACTCGATCAGCTACTTGCTCATCCAGACCTTAATACCGAAGACCCCGCCGTGAGTATTGTAGAAGATATGCGTGAGGCCCAGCGCTTGTATTTCCGTAACCGTGGCCATTTGCAGCTTGCCGATGCCAGGTTCTTAGAGGCCGAATTAGACAAGATACTCGGCGACCGTGTGAAGCCCACGCCTACTGGCTTTGCCAAAGTGACAGCACCATTACAAAAAGAACTATTTTCTTAGTTATAGCCATGTTAGTTAATCTCGACCCCTTGGCAGCTCGCTGCCGTTTTGCAAGCGTAGTGAATGAGCTTAACGCTCAGCAGCCCGTAAAGACCATACGCCGGCAACTGCCCTGCGGCACTACCCAAACCATACTGACCAAGCCCAAGGCCATCACGGGCAATGTGCGTGCCACTGGCGAGCGGTTAATCAGTATTTACATTGGCGAGATGAAGGGCCTGCACAAGCGCATGGGTAGCCAGGCATTCAACGAAGGTTTGCCCGGGCTTGCTATCAACTGCGTAACGTTGGGGCAAAAACGCTCCATTAGCGACCGCACCGCTCGCACACACCTAAGCAAGCTGCGAGCATCGGGCTTGATAAGCCGCTATGAGTGGCACGGCACACGGGCGGATTTTGAAGTGTGGATAAGTCCAGAAATCCTTTGGGGTAAGGAGATTTTGGAGGCGAAAAATGCCGAAAATTCCACCGAAAAACCTGCGTTTTTAAGCGACATCGCCATAAATTTTCCGCTTAATAATGTCACTGTAACTCATAGTAACAAAGAAATTGAAATAATGAAAGGCATGGATGCTGTGGATAACACAGTGACAGCACACGGTAACACCCAGCAAGGTGACATTGTTTACGGCGACACCGAACGGCAGCAACCGCAAGAGGTGCAAACCCCCGACAATGCGCCTACGGCATCCTCAGAGGCTACTTGTCACAGTGACACTACGGGGGGGTGGGGCCGCCGCCGGGCCTACCAGAAGCCAAGCCAGACCGATCAGGAGGCCAAAAAGCGGGCTATGCTCGAAGCCAACGTGCTGGCCTTCTGGACATACGCCAAAGTGCTACTCTACCCGGGCCGTAGCTTCACCGAAATAGAAAACCAACTGGCACTCAGCGAAATACGCCGCTCGCAATACCGCAATTTTGGCGTGTCTCTCACCCAAAAACAGTGGGACGATTACCAAGCCCAGCTTTACAAGCGCCTGCAAATGGTAGCCCACTACTACACCAAACATCCTGACCGCTACACCCCTGAGCCATATAGCCGCTACATTGAAGGCACCGGTTACTTTGCCATTGAGAACAAACGGGGCTTTGAAGCCACTGCCAGCTGGTACAAGCAACAGCAGGATATGTACCGAACGGCCTACCTAAACCAACGGCTCAACCTGGCCATCCGTCACCTGAATATGCACCAAGCCGGCAAAGCTCCTGTGTATTTGCGAGATAAGGACTTTTTGGGCGCTTTCCGCTTGGTAGAAACCCGCCTTAAAAAATACGGCCAAGCCACTATGGATAGGTTCTATGCCATAGTAGCCAAAATGGCCATTCAAAAACCAAACCAATAAACACCATGCCCAAACCAATCACCAAACCCCCGCCATCGGCGGCAGCACTCAAGGCCGAAGCCTGCCTGCTGGTAATTATCAAATTCATTGACGGCAATAGCCGGACGTTCTACTCAGGAGATGTGCGCTTCAAGGGTAAGTGGCAGTATCACAACTTTGCCTACTGGCTTTCTTACTGGAAGCACCGGATCGAGAAGGAAACCCCCGAAGGCTGGGAAGGCCGAGTGGCCGAAGGTGCTATTTTTCACAACCAAAACGGCCAGCGTGGCGACAAAGTGTTGCAATATGACAAAGCCAAGGGCTGGAACTAATTACTACAACGACTTTACAGTGACTACACAACAACCAAACACCGAACCCGCAACGCCCCCAAAGTGGCAAAGCTATTACGACTGCCTGCACAAGAAGGACAAAGGCTCATTTATCGAGTCGTTTTGTACCATCGAAGGCATAACCAATAGATCGTTTTTCCGAAAAAAAAACGGACAGCTTACCCTCACCCGTGACGAACTAACCTTTGCCGAAGATTTCTTTGGCGTAAACCGATAACCCGATGGCAGCACTACAAAACCCTATCGAAACCCGTGAGCGGCCACTGCTGGCCCCAAGTAGCCACGGCAAGACCATTGACGAACTCGTTAACGAATTTGTGCAAGAAATTGCAGACATGAACGAGCCAGACCGATTTATAACGGCGGTTGAAGCCGTGCGCTCAAAGAGCCGTGATTTTTTGAAACGTGAAATAATGCTATCCAACACCCGAGCCAGTAGCTTGACCAGTGTATTGAGTCAGATTTAAACTATCCGCAAGATGAAAAAAACAGTTGTGTTACTCTATGAACAGGGACTTAGGGCAGAATTTGATCAAACGCAGAGCGAGTTGTTTAACAAGATACAGTACATGAACAATCACAAGGATTCTGAAGAGTATGCTCATAAAAAGTTTATTGAAGCGTATTGTTCGCCCGAAAAACTCTACGAATTAGTTCAAAAAATTCGAGAAATAGAATCTAAAAGCGTTGTGGGGTCTATACATCTCTCAATTTAAAATCATACACACCATGAGCAAACTATGCAAATTCACCCTAACGTGGGAAGAAAAACGGGCGATTCAAGACTGCTGCACTCACAAATGCAATATACACCATAGAGCCTACCAAAGAGCCATCAAAAATCCCAGTGGCCGTGGCGCAAAAGATGACGAAGTGCAAGAAAAGCACCTTACGCTAATGCATCAGTATAATAAGTTAGACAATATGTTTGCTCAGTATAACCCGGTTGGCGAAGACTATTACTTTGAGGAGTACCTGGGCGAAGAAGAAGAATACAAACTACTAAGCTTTGCCTTAGTAGCTATACCCAAAGGCCGTGGGCCAGAGTTTTTTCAAGATGCCGAAAATGCGCTTACCAAAATTGGTGAAAACTTTATCTAAACACATAACATGAAAAACTTTTTTTACGCCGATCACTTTTGTTCTGACATTGATGACTTTGTAGAAATATTTGACATTGATGAAAACAATGTTAGTGAGCTAAGCAAAGATTGGCATGTTCATGTTGAATTATCCAATTTAGAATCAATATTTAATATTGATGCTGAAAGCCTTTGCCAATTACTTGCGCAAGCAAATGAAGACAGATTGAGTGAAGATTTTGAAGAAGAAGCAAGGGTTTTGAACGCATTGAAACAAAGTATTGATTTTGACAAGCTAAAAGAATTGTTGCCAAAACTTTACTATCCTAACAATAAGTTTAAAGTAATTTCTAAATCAGATTTGATTGAGTGGTTCTTAGATTGACCGATAACATTCAAGCGATATGCTTGAACATTAACACCCCCTAAAAAAATGGAAAACACAACCGAACAATTTGAAAACTGGGCCATCATCGAAATAATGGGCCACATTAAATGTGCCGGCATGGCACGCACCATGACCTTTGGCAGCACGGTATTTTTGCGGGTTGACATCCCCGAAACCACCAAACAACCCGCCCATACCAAAATGTACGGCATGGGCAGCATATTCAGTATATCGCCCGTGACAGAAGAAGTAGCCCGCTCCCACGCCGAAGCCTGGAACTTACAGCCGATCATTGAATACAATGTGCAGCAGGCGTACCAAAAGCGTTTTAATGCAGCCGTAACCGATGCTGTTGCTACCAAAATGAAGCACCTCGAAGCAGGCTCAGGCTATGCCCCCTGCCCTGGGTGCAACAGCTCCGTACCCCAAGGCGAATTGGATGGTTGTAGTGGTGTTTGTGAAAATTGTATGGATGAGTTATAAATGATTGTCTAAAATGAACCACATCGAAAACTTGGTTGAGTTTTACGAAAAACTTAACGAATTTGCCAAGCACCACCACAATAAAGGTGGGCAGGCAGCTCACCAAATTGTTAAAGACTACTGGGATAAGACGAAAGG